CTGATGATGAAATTATTTTAGATACCAGACCTAGAGAGGGTGATCTAATATTTTTCCCATTAGGCGAAAGACTATTTGAGATAAAGAGAGTTGAGCATGAACAACCTTTTTATCAACTAGGAACTAATTACGTTTACAAACTTCAGTGCGAACTCTTCCAGTATGAAGGTGAAGATATCGACACTAGTATTGACTTTATCGATGATGAGGTTAAAGAGCAGGGATATATTACTACACTTACTCTTGTTGGAACTGGTGTTACAGCAACACTTAGATCTGATAGTTTTGGTAGATCTGGAATCATCAGAGAAATTGTTTTAACTGATGATGGTTCTGGATATACAGAAGTGCCTACAGTTTCTATTAGCACATCTCCAGCAGCACTTGCAGGATCTCAAGCAGAAGCTGTTGCCATTACTACGGTGAGAAATGGCATTTATTCTATTGATAGAATTCTACTTACCCATCCTGGATTTGGATACACTAGCACTAATCCACCAACTGTAACTATTGTTTCTGTTGCTAATACTACACCTGGTGAGAGTGGATTCTATGGAGCTGGTGCTGCTGCTACTGCAGTTGTTAATGACACTGCCACTGGCATCGCATCTGTAAGATTGACTGAAGGAGGAACTAATTATTATAATACTCCAAACGTTATTGGAATTGGGACAACTGGTGTTGGAAATACTGGTATTGGAACTGCTGAGTTTGAGTTATTAATTACCAATGGTGTAATTACTCAACTCAGATATAGAAATACGGGAACTGGATATACTGGGAATATTACTCCTACTGTAGAGAGAACATCTGGAATTGGAACTACAGAACCCAATGAAGCTAACTTCATCTACAATGAAACTGTTCTTGGCGCTGCTTCTTCTGTAAGTGCAAAAGTCAGAGATTGGGATGCTGATGCAGGAATTCTTAAGGTAGGCATAAATAGTGGTACATTCTTTGTCGGTGAAATGCTGGTAGGCACTGCGTCTACGGCAAGAAGGAAGATTGCTTCTTATCAAACTTTCGACGAGACATCACCATTTGACACCAATAAAGAATTTGAAGACGCTGGACAAGGTATCATTGATTTCAGCGAAGGTAATCCATTTGGTGACTTCTGATGTTAGGAACTTATTTTTATCACGAAATTATAAGAAAAACCATTATTGCTTTTGGCACACTGTTCAATAATATTAATATTGAACATAAAAATAATGATGGAAGAACAATAGATCAAATTAAGGTTCCTCTTGCATATGCACCAATGCAAAAGTTCCTTGCTAAGATTCAACAGCAAGCAGAACTGAGCAAAGGAGTCGCAATTACTTTACCTAGAATGTCATTTGAGATGACAGGTATTGCGATGGATCCCACCAGAAAAACCACAGTAACAAAAACTTTTAAAGCAGTTTCTGCTGATGGTAGTGGTGTCAAGCAAGTTTATATGCCAGTTCCTTATAATATTGATTTTGAACTGGGAATTTATTGCAAATTAAATGAAGATGCTTTGCAGATTGTTGAGCAGATTCTTCCATTCTTCCAACCATCATTTAACATCACAGTTGATTTAGTTTCATCTATTGGTGAGAAGAAAGATATTCCTCTTGTCCTCAATAACGTAAGTATTCAGGATGATTATGAGGGTGATTTTTCAACCAGAAGAGCACTGATTTATACTTTACAATTCACTGCTAAGACTTACATGTTCGGTCCTATTGCAGAATCTTCTGAAGGACTCATCAGAAAAGTTCAAGTCGATTATCATACAAATACAGATCAAACTATTGCAAAGAGGGAGCAAAGATATACTGCTGTTCCCGATCCAATTAATGCTGATCCTGCAGATGATTTTGGATTCTCTGAGACAACGACAATATATACAGATGCTAGAACATATAGTCCTACCCAACAGACGGATATTTAATCATGGCTGGATATGATGGTATCGATGACGCATTAGATACGACTAGTGAAACATTAGAAGTAAAACCTGTCAAGAAGCAGAAACCTGATAGGTTGACAAAAAGTGATGTTGACAAAGACTACGAATACACCAGAGGACAACTGTACTCTATCATTGAGAAGGGACAGGAAACTTTAGATGGTGTTTTAGAATTAGCACAAGAAACCAATTCACCCAGAGCATATGAGGTTGCTGGACAGTTAATTAAGAATGTTTCTGATGCAACAGATAAACTTCTCAAATTGCAGAAGGAATTGAAAGATCTTAATGCTGAAGATAAAAAAGGTCCATCTCATGTAACCAATAACGCATTAATCGTTGGCACAACTGCTGAGTTGCAGAAATTGATCAAAAAAGGTTTGATGGATGAAAAGAAATAAATAAAGAATAAGGTGAATTGAGATTCATGGCTGAGAGAGGTTTAAAAGCTTGGTTTTCCAATAGATCTTCCGATGGAACTCGGGGGTGGGTTCAAATTGGTGGCAAGTATGCTGGCAAACCCTGTGCTAGGCAACCAGGACAAAAGACTAAACCAAAGTGTGGTTCTAATGCCATGCGTAGTAGAATGTCTAAGAGTGAGGAGGAAGCAGCATTCCGTCGTAAGAATCTTCAAGATCCAAATCCAGATAGAAAGGGGAAGGCAATCAACGTAAAGACTGAAGGTGTCTCCACTGATGTTGAGGTTCCTTCAAAGAATCTGAAAGCACTTGTTGCTAGAGCAGTAAAGAGAATTGATGCTGATGTTGATGGTGATGTAGATACCTCAGATCCCAAGACTCAGGAGATGGGTGAATTTATTCCTTCACCTGATGGTAAGAAAAAAATTAAAACTAAAGTGCAGAGAGAATCTACTAAACTTTTGTCCCCCAAAGAACTCCTTGGTGAGAAATGCTGGAAGGGATATGAGAAGAAAGGCATGAAGACAATGTTTGGTAAGAGATATCCAAACTGCGTCAAGAAAGAAGATGCAGACCTAGAGCAGATGCAGAAAGATGCTGCTGCTAATCGTGATAGAGCAGCAAAGGCAAAGAAGAATACTGTAACCAGAGGTTCTGCTGCTTTTGCCGCTGCTAAGGTTGCAGATGATGTAAAGAAGGCAGCAAGAACTGGTCCCCAACAACATAAAGGACCCAGAACTGGTGTGAAAAGAATTGAAGAGAGATCTCTTACTACAGGTGAAGAAAAAAATAAGGAAAAGTATGTGACGGGTATGAAGAAATCCACTAAGGATTTTAAAGCACGTTATGGTGATGATTATAAATCAGTAATGTATGCAACTGCCACTAAGATGGCAAAGGAGGAAGTAGTTGATGAGTCAGCAGCATGGACAAGAAAGGCAGGAAAGAATAAGTCAGGTGGACTCAACGAGAAAGGAAGAAAGAGCTATGAAGCAGAAAATCCAGGAAGCGATCTTAAGAGACCTTCAAAGAAAGTTGGGAACCCTCGTCGAAAGAGCTTTTGTGCGAGAATGAAAGGCATGAAGAAGAAACTTACTTCTTCAAAGACTGCTAACGATCCCGATAGCAGAATCAATAAGTCCCTTAGAGCGTGGAACTGCTGATATGAAAAAGTTCAACGAGTTTCTCAAAGAAAGTATCACCATCAACGGTGACTTTAATGGAACCATCGTCATGGGTGGTTCTCAACCAGAACAGGCACAAGAGTCTTTCTTTGCCGATGTTGTCTGGGAAGGAAAAATCTACCGTCTAGAAGTAGAAGGTAGCATGATGAGCAAAGGTGATTTGGCAGAACACATTCAGGGTGAGTATCCTGGTGCCATTGTTCATCAGATTTATCCTGGTGTAGAATCTAATAGAATCAAACACTCAAGAAGATACCAACCAGAAAAATTGACCTGGAGTGATTAATGGCTCAGTGGAATAAACAAACTCAAGATTATCTAAACCAGGAGAGAACTCTCCATGAAGTTTTCATGTGTGCCGACAGATACGGCAACATTGGAGATTGTGGAGTAACTACTGGTACAAGTGGTGGAGGAGTTGATGCTTTTGGAAGATCAAGAACATCACAACCATTTACACTTGCCGACTATACACACATTTATGGTGAAGAAGTAGAACTTCTTACAAAAGTTGTTGGTGCTGGTTCTACAACCGAAGTAAATCCAAATACGGCATCTATTGCATTAATTGTTGGAACTGGTACAACAGATCAGGTTATCCACCAATCCAGAATGTATCACCATTACATGCCTGGTAAGTCTCAATTTGTAATGACTAGTTTTAATTTTCTTGATGTAAGAGAAAATACAACAAAGAAAATTGGATATTATGATGATAGAAACGGTATATTTGTTCAGCAAGAGGGAGACGGAACTGTTTCT